TTCTACCACAGCTACTACACCTTTGGCTATTCTTACTTCTTTGCTAGGATCCACTGTGAATAGGTAGGGCATCAGTGCAGGTCCTTTTGGACTCATGGCAATCACCATAGGATGAGACAGTTTATAGTGCATGACCTGATCATCTGCTAATTTTGCTACTAGTTCTTCACCGCTGGTAAGTTTTAATGTAACCACTTCTCCTACTGCAACACCTTTGTCTATCAACATCATATTTTCCCTTCGCCGAATCCGCCGGCTGTTTGTTCTAAATAAGTTCTAAGTTCTGTAAAGCCACCGACTAATTGATTGTTAATGAAGATCTGTGGAACTGTGCGAGCTGTTGGCACAGCTTCTAAAAGCTCTTCTCTAGTGTAGCCGTCACCGATCTTGCGTTCTTCATATGCTATGTTCCTCTGTGTGAGTAATGCCTTGGCCTGATCACAATAGGGACAATTATACTTACTCCATACCACTGCGGTCATTTTGATTTCCTTACAGTATCTACTTTGATAATACACGGTGAGTCGATGCGGTCTGACGTAGCTTTGATGCTGACAGCCCATGAGTGCATTTTAGCTGACAACCAATCTAAAAATTGCACTCTCAGACAGCGATTCTTTTCTTCAATTTTTTGGAATTTGTCCATAACATTATAAATGGCACGGAAATCTTCGGATTCTCGTATTTTGGTATTAGGGGTATACATATTGTTTCCTTTATTAACCTGTGTACACAATGCCGCCATTCTTGTCTGTGACTCTGACCAGCAGCATGCCTTTGTTTTTATAACTCAGTGCTGCTGCGATGGCAGCTTGTTCACTGCCATAGTGTCCTATTGTGGTCCAAGATTCGTAAGGGTTATTTCTTTTGAATTGTGCTTTATACATGGTTTATTATATAGCCGGAAGAGCATCGTAGTCAAGATTTTCTCCCATGACTCCTATTACGTAGTTAGTGCTTTCACTTTCTTGTAGAGCTGTTTGCTTTTTGCTGGTATCGACATGTTTGTTGAACCAAGGAATCGGAGTTGACTTAGGGGCACTGGCTTGATACTTAATGCCAATATCTTTCAATGCGCCGACTGCGGTAAAGTCTACAAAGTCGCGCAGAATGTTGGCGTTCAACCCAATCACTGGACCCATTTTGAACAGGTACGTGGCCCAGTCCTTTTCTTCACGAATCACATCCATATATAATGCGTATACTTCTGCTTCACATTCTGCTTTGGCTACTAAGAATCTAGGATCATCTTTGATTACTTGATTGATTAAGTAAGCAGTCCAACCTTTGTGTAAGAGTTCGTCCTGCAAGATTAGGCTGATAATATTGCCATTACCGATAAAGATTTTGTTCTCTACCATTGCTAGACTCGTAGCAAATGACACCATGAAACGAAATGCCTCCAACGCATAGCTGGCATGCAGTGCCATCCAAACAGCTTTGACATACTCCATTTCCGGAATCGTTTCACCTAATTCTTTACGACAGTTAATAACATGCAACTTGTCATAGTAGTTGCCTACTGAACTGGCCATTTCTACGATTTCTTTGGTATCGTGAATTGTGTTGAAAACATCCTTAGGCACGTTGTAGATATTACGAATGATGTGACTGTAACTCTTGCTGTGAATATTAGTTTCAAAGAATCCCCAGTTGTACATCAGCGCCTCTACTTCTGGTAGACTGCACACAGGAGTGAATACCTGTGTTGGGCCGCGGCCTTGCAAACTATCCAATGCTGTTTGACGTAATAGATTGCTGGTAAAGATATGTTTGACCGCGTCACTGGAATCTTTAAAGTCATTTGAATCTTTAGTGAGACTGATCTCTTCTGGTTGCCAAAAAAATCCACGTGCTGTGGCTTCGAAGTCTGCGATCTTCTTGTACTTGACTTCTTCAAAACGTTGGATAGTAACTGGCCCTGCTGGGTCCAAGAACATCTTGCGATTAAGATAGTCTGTCTTTGTATGTAGGTTGTATTGTGCTTTACTCATTTGTTGTGTCGTATGTTTGTTGAAATATATCTGTCTTTACTGCGCCATAGTCGCCTTCGCTATGACGCACAATGTAGTCGTTGCCTTTGGTATATTTGAGATCGCCCCACGATGTGTGTAATACGCCATCGTGATCTGCAAGCTTCGCTACCTTTGGAATCTTCTTAGGTGTAGCAACTCCATCTCCTTGATCGTCTTTGAGATTTTTAAATTTCTCTGGAGTGATAGGATATTTCTCGCCCTTAGGTCCTGTCATGATATAATGTCCTGCTTCATATCGAACTGGTCCTTCGAGTGTATCAACTGTTCCGGGTTCTTTGGCAATTTCATACTTTTCTTCGGCTGGCTTTTTAAAAGTGTTGAAAGCTCCGTCTTTAAACCACTCATCATCTATTTTGGTAGATTCTGAAATCAAATCAATATATTCTCTAAGTGTTTTCATAGTTTGCAGGCCTCACAATCTTCATCCTCGATCAACTCTCGTTCATTGTGGAATCCGTTGTAATGCACTTCTGGTGTTAGTTCCGCCTGTTGCTTGCTGCCGGCCTTGTTGATCAAACTGTAGTAGAATGTTTTTAATCCCCACACATGTGCCTGCATCAAATTCTTGGCGATTAATGTAGTTGGAACTTTACGGTCTGCCCAATGTGCTGGATTATAGAATGTATTGGTACTGATACTTTGATCCACATAAGCTGCTAGTACTGCTGCTGTTTTAATGTAACCGTCGCAGTCTTTCTGTTCCCACATTAACTGGTACTTGTGTTTCAATCGATTATATTCCGGAACTACCTGTGTGAATGATCCTGCTTTAGATTCTTTAGTGCTGATCAAACTCATAGGCATTTCAATACCGTTAGTACTGTTAATAACAACACTGCTTGACTCCACAGGAGCAATAGCCATAAGAGTAGCATTTCGTACGCCATGTTGGGTCATCTCCTTTCTCAGTGATTCCCAGTCGAGTTCCGGGGTAAAGTCGGCAAGTTCGTTGACTCCTGCTGCTCGTCTTTCCCAGGGGAATTCTCCTTGTCCGTATCTTGTTCTGTCTGAGTCTTTACACTTTCCTCTTTCTTTCGCCAGCTCGACCGTGGCTTCTGTAAGGTAAAAGGCCTGATGCTCCATCCATGTTTTAACTTCTGCCAATGCATCTTTGTCGCCATATTTAATCCCCCTTCTTGCATGCCAATAAGCAAGGTTAGTTACGCCAATGCCTAAGGGTTGAATTTCATCGTTGCTGAGCTTGCTTTGGATGCTCAAGAAATCTTGATAGTCCAATATATTGCACAGACTACGCTGTAGTATGCGACATGCACGACGCATGTCTTCTGGGTTTCGGAACGCACCCCAGTTGATGGATCCCAGTGTACATAACGCTATGCGTCCTGTCTCGTCGTCTAATCTCTTAAATGGACGAGTTGGTAATAAGATCTCGCAGCACAAGTTACTTTGATATATGGTATGGTATTCAGGATCAAAAGGACCTTGTTCCATAACATTATCAATAAACACCAAATAGATGCGACCTGTATCTGTACGCTCCTTAAGTATGCCAGACCTGAATACTTCTTCAGCTGACATTGTTTTCTTACGTAGGTCTTTACGTTTTTCATACTTCACATACAATTCTTCAAACCGTTGAATGTTCTTGTAAAATGCTTCATACAAATCAGGAACTTCATTGGGATCGAAGAACGTTATGTTCTCTTTGTTCTTAAATCTACGCCAAAAGAATGCGCTCAGTACAACACCATAATCCATGTGTCGTACACGAGTTTCTTCTGTACCTTGATTATTTTTCAGTACAATGAGATCATCAAACTGTAAATGCCATATGGGATAGAACACTGTAGCACTGGCATTGCGAATACCGCCTTGTGAGCATGAACGTAAGTCACCGAACCATTTCTTAAGGAATGGAATCATCCCAGTGTGCATGATCTCGCCACCTCTGATGGGACTACCCAACGGACGTAGACGACCTATCTCCAAGCCAATGCCAGCACGTTTGCTGGCATACTTGGCCATCATTTCTCCACTAGCAAAAATGGAGTCAAGATCATCATCACTGCGAATGAGTACACAACTACTGAACTGCTTAGTGGGAGTGCCAAGCCCAGCAAGAACAGGAGTAGCGAGAGTAAATAGACCGTCTGAAGCTGCATTATAATATTCCTTGATTAATTTCATTCTAGCCGTGTTAGGTTCTTCTTTGTGAAAAACTGTTGCGGCTGCTATCATATATCGAATCTGAGGAGTTTCGTAGATTTCTTTAGTGGCACGATTTTTCACAAGATATTTTTCAATCAACTGCTCGATAGCTGCATACGAATATTCTTCGTCTTTAGCGTGATCGAGCATTTCGTGCATACGGTTCCAGTCGTCTTCACTGTACCATTCTAACAATTCGTTAGTATATAAACCAGTGGCCACATTGGTTTTAACGATTTCATATAAGTGTGGTGGTTCATAACTGCCATACACATCTTTACGTAGCATACTTAAACGCTGTTTACCTGCCACGTATTGATAATTGGTGTTGCCGACATCTGGATTTGATTCTACATCTATAAGATCAACAATAGCTCTAAGAGTAATGCCGTCGATCTCTTCAGTAGTAATGCCGTCATAGAAATGTGGTTGTGCTTTGATTTCTATCATACTTTGGCTGACATCTGCTATGCCCTTGCATACCTTGGCCACCTGGGCCTGCCATTTTTCTACAGCTAATGGTTCTTTGCTGCCGTTTCTTTTGATTACTGTAATGCTCATTTATTGTTCTCTATTTTAATGTCGTGGGGTATTTATTACAGACTTGACACAGAGTAAATTGTTTTAGTATCTAGTGATTCTAATCTTTGTTTTTCTACTACTGCACCGTGGTCTAGATTAAGCACGTGACTATGATCTACTAAAAGAAGATATTGTGTGGAATTTTTTTCTGGGCTCATAGACATATGTATCTCGCAAACGGTGTGAGAAAACCGCTGTGTTAACTTGATAGTATACAGCATACCCAACACAAGAGCAAGATCGTCAAGGCGCAGATCCAGCATGAGATGCCACGGATCGGGCCATTCTGTGGGGAGTTGGGGATCAAGATAGCTGCTGACAAATGGAGCATGTGTCCATAATTTGGCTACATCTTGCAATGGAGTTTCACTGATTTCTAAACTCTGTCTAAACTGTCGCCAAGCTGCTAATCTCTGAGTCCCGTGCTCATCAAACACCGTAGGCAACATCGAATGATATTGAACCAATGACGCCGGTGGCAAGAGGATTTTTATAAGTTAACATCACGGTGTCTACAACCGATGCTGTAGAATCGTCAAGGATCGTGTTACTAGACTTAGTAACATTAAATTCAAAATTAGCCATTGTATTTGCTCCAGGTGATGTTAAAAAATTTGGTGAATATGTGAAATTATCTGTGATAGAAACGTCACTGCCATGACTTAGCGGACTGAGATCATCACCGATAACAATGGTCACAGTGCCGTATCTAGTGTGTTCTCCTAGTTTCAGACAATAATTAATCACAGTAAATTTATTCTGTGCGGAGAATGCTGCCAGTGGTGTGAAACTATCTGATAGATAGATCAATGAATAATTTTTATCTACAAAACTCACACCGGCACTGTTATACACTTCAGTGAAGGATGCTGTGGTAGACAATGATGTCACGGCTGCATCTTGTTGTCTGTCACTGGTACAGGCCACAACAACATTGCCTATTTTGTCTCCGAAGTAGACCATGACATCATTGGGATTTGCGCTGTTGTTGATACCATTGCCAACATTCTTAAATTTTGATCTCTGTATCAAAGTCCCTCGACCTTGTGTAGATCGAAATGCTTGATTGGCTATTTCTTCAAACTCACAATCATTGATCTGCCAGCGATTGCCTTGTGTGCTGACACCGTCAATAAAAATTGCTGTATCACTGACAAAGAACTCACAGTCTTGAAATTTCACTGAGGTATCAAAGGTATCAGTTTGTAGACATTTTGCTGCCACTGCGTTTTCTTGAAACA